CAATGCTATTGATGAAGGATATAAGATCATAGGTAAAGGCTATGACATTAAAGACTTTGCGGTGCAGGTAGCAGCGGAAGTTTTAAATGTTTCCAAAGAAACAATCAAAGAAGATGTGAGCGATAATATGAAACTTGAACTAGAGGCAGTAATAAAGTCTCAGATACAAGAATCTATTGCTAAAATTCTTAATGAAAAAGAAAACATTTTGAATGGCGTAAAAGAATCTCTATCTGAAGAAAAGAAACAAGTTGAAAAGCTTAAGCTAGAATTAGCTGAAGCAAATAGAGTTGTTTCTAATTTTGCAGAAGTAACTAAAGAGCTAGGATATAGTCTTTATTTACAGCAACATTTAGGGAGACATCCTAAATTAAAACAAATCAAAGAATCTTTAGGTGATCTATCAAAAATTGAATCACTTGAAGAACTGCAAAACAAAGTTAAAGTTCATATCAGTGAAGTTTCAAAGATTATTGAATCAGAAGAATCAAAAGTAAAATCTTTGAATGAGAGCATTGGAAATCTCAATAAAAAAGTTTCTATGCTTGAAGATAAACTAAGCTTAGCCAAAAACCAACTAGAAGAAGCAATTGACATTGGGATGCAAACTGCTTCGGCTGTTTATCTTGAAAAACGCATTTCATCAAACCCTCATGCTCCTGAAATCAGAAAAAGATTTGCAGAACTTCAAGAAAAGAACAAAGACACTGTTGATGCTTTGCTAGCTGAATATCGTGGCCGCAAAATAAATGAAGCCAGTGATTTTCACGCTATCCGCAAGAGAGTTGGTAAGAAAGTTCAAAGTGATTTAGTTGAAAGCAATGTTAGAGAAAATACAGAAATTGATTCTGACAAGATGTCGATTTACGGTGAAGACTTTAACATTGCTGATATTAGACGATTAGCTGGTATTAAATAACAAGCATCACAGGAGGTATCCGATGCACGCTAGAAAATTTATGGAAAACAAGAGTCGTACTATCCAAGATCAATCTTACGTACAAACGCTTGTACGTAAATGGTCGCCATTGCTTGAAGGTGTGAATGTAGAGCACACTCGGAATGTGATGGCTGTTTTGTATGAAAACCAAAGTCAGTATTTGCAAGGACTCACAGAAGAAACTCGAACAACCAATGTTGGTTCGTTCTTGAAATATGTGTTTCCAGTACTTCGTCGAGTTTGGCCTTCGTTGATTGCAAATGAGATCGTGTCAATTCAGCCGATGACTGCTCCCATCGGTGGTATCTTTTATTACGATCTTAAATATGGCACGACTAAAGGCAGTGTTACTGCTGGCCAAACTTTGATCAAAGATTTTAATCGCTACTATTCTAGCGAAAAAATCGATGCTGAAGTTTTAGGCGTAGGCGCTGGAACAAGCTTTTCATCTACTCTTGATTTTACTCCTATTCGGACTAGCACTGTTATCGTTATGGGATATAAAGGAACCGATGGTTCTTTAGTATCTGGTTCTGATAACGGCTCTGGTACTATCAGTGGAACTGGTGTTTCTGGAACTGTTGATTACGATACTGGTGCAATCAGTGTTGATTTCACTACTTCAGTAAGCGCAGGAACTAACGTAACTGCTACTTATGAATATAACAGTGAGTGCAACAGCAACATCGCTCAGATCAACATGGACATTCAGCTTTTGGAAATCCGAGCTACTACTCGCAAGCTAAAAGCTAAGTGGTGTTCTGAAGCGGCTGATGATCTAAAAGCTTTCCACGGTATCGATGCTGAAGCAGAAATCGTAGCTGGTATCGCTGCTGAAATCGCTTTGGAATTGGATCGTGAGATCATCGAAGATCTTCGCGTTGGCGCAACAGGATATAGCGGTTCTTTCGCTGCTTCGCCTGTCCCTGCTTACCATACTCAGATCGATCACTATCGAAACATTTTGACTGAGATCACTAAGATGAGTAACAAGATTCACAAGGCTTCTTTGCGTGGTCCTGCGAACTTCCTTGTTACATCGCCTGAAGTATCTTCAATCATTGAGCAGCTTGAAACACACGGAGATTTCCGTCCTATCTATGCTGCTGCATCTAGCGATACTCGCGCACCTGCTGAACAACCGCATACATTTGGTGTTCAGAAGATTGGTACACTTTCTAGCAAATATATCTGCTACAAAGATCCATTCTTCCCTGTATCGAGCAATGTTGGAAGTGGAAACGGTAGCGGTCAAATTCTTGGTGGGTACAAAGGAAGTACGTTCATTGATGCTGGTTATGTATGGGCACCTTACATTCCTCTTCAGTCGAGCGCGACCTTCTTGAATCCTGAAGACTTTACGTTCGTCAAAGGTATGCGGACAAGGTACGCTAAAAAATTAGTTAGGAGCGAGTTTTACGGTATTGTTAACGTCACTGGCCTTTAATTTGTATAAGAGGATCGCGCACTGCGCGATTCTCTCATCATAATCAAAATTTCCTCATAATATTTCGTTTGTTTAATCCAATTACATAACCTTGAATCTACGCCAAAACAACTAATTTAAGGTTCTATTGATTCTGATCAGACCAAATCTGTTGAATTCTGTTATTATTTTAACAGTTATTTTTCTGGGGAATGGCTTCGTTTTTCAGTGCTTTGGTCCTGGTTTTTTGGGACCAGGACATATTTAAAGGTGAATCATGTTTATTTCTTCTTTAATCAAGAGAATAAATAAATCTATAAATGGCAAAGCTATTGATGGCGATGAATTAGATAATCTTGTTTCAATGAACTTAAATTCAGTTGATTTATCTGAAAAATCTAAAACAGAGACTAATAAATCAACTGATAATAAGCCAACTTCGAAAACAGTCGCAGATACCACGGATGCAGCAGAATCGGAATCTTTGATTCTGACTTCGGATCCAATAGTAGAAAAACCAAAGCCTTCGACAAAAGAAAAACCTGAATCAGTCATTTTGGTTGATAAGAAGCAAATTAGATCAGAATATCTAATATCAACAGCAAAAAGATATTTGCATGTAAAAGAAGAAGGCGGCCAAAACAAAGGTAAAATGGTTGAAGCATTTCAAAAATCTGTCGATGGAAAAGCATCAGGTGAACCATGGTGTTTATGTTTCGTTTGGCATTGCATATTGGAAACTGAAAAAAAATATTTTGAACGCTTTAATGAAACCATATTATCGAAAATGTTTAAGACCGAACACGTTTTGACCATGTGGAATTTAAGTCCAAAAGAATATCGTAGTGAAATACCTGTTTTTGGATCTTTAGTTATTTGGCAGCATTTAGATTCAAAAGGGAATGGAACTGCTAGAGGTCATATTGGAATTGTTTCAAATGTTTTAGATAAAACATATATCGAGACAATTGAAGGCAATACAAAAAACGATACAGTTGTTGAAGATGAAGGTGACGGAGTTTATCTTTTAAAGAGAAACTATAAAGCGCCAACAGGATCGAAAAGAATAGTTGGCTATCTTTTACCTTGGGGATAAGAATGAATAACATTATTGAAAGCTTCAAAAAGTCTGGTTTACTTTCCAAATCACTAGTTGAACGATTAATCACTAAAGAAGAATTAGCTCAAAATGAAGCTCCACCTTCAATAAATCCTGATCTGCCACAATCGGATGTCAATATTAGCGGAAAAACAGATTTACCTGTACCGTTGGCAGAATTGCCTAGATCATCTAAAGATGAACCATCAGAAGAAAAACCAGATGAGAAACCTGTAGAGGAAAATGATTCTTCTAAAGAAAAATCACAAAAAGAATATTTGTTTAATGCTTTAGATTGTTCTTTATCAGTAGTTGAAGCTTGTGCCTCTAGTCTTATAGATTCAAAATGTTTTGAAAGTATTTCTTTATCAGATCAAGCATCAGGCAAAATACAAGAAATGCTTGGCATGATAAAAGAATGGAAAAGCAAAATGTCAGAATGGTCTGCGGATGTTCAAAATCAAACTCAAGCAGATATAACTTCTGCATTGAATCAGCCTGAAGCACAAACTCAAACAGCTCCAACCACAAGCGTCACTGCTTCTGAAACTGGCACTTCCGTTCCTGGTGCTGCCGTTCCTTCTCCCGCTGCAATTCCAGCAAGTCAACTTTGATGTTTGCATTTGATGCGAATTGCTTACTTCAATTTCAAAAAGCTATGGAAACTATTAGTACAGCACGGGAAAGAGAAATATGTCTAAGCGATTCTATATTGTCCCATCACATCAAATCATGAGGGTGTTATGGATTTTTCAAAGGCACTGACGTTTGTGAAAACAGGTACAAAAATAGCGCGACATGGTTGGAATGGCAAAGGCATGTATGTCGTTTATCAAGAAGGTTATCCCGAAGGCATTCCAATCAATGCGAATACCGCACGCGCTACTGGCATCGCAGAGGGAACTGTTTGCAAATTCCGTCCTTACCTCATGATGCGAACAGCTGATGGTGAGTTCGTTCCATGGGCAGCGACTCAGTCGGATCTACTAGCCGCCGATTGGACACAAGTTGAGTAAGTTATCTTAGACGATTCGATAATATAGAGGGATGGCATGAAGGAAGCTGAAATAAAAGATCAAATTCTTTCTGAATTAGGCGCTCCTGTTATTTCAGTTGAGATAGATCCAACTCAATGGTGCGCTATCTTTAAAAGATCTTTGCGTTGGTTCAAGGCCAAAAAGGGATTGATATCTTGTGAAATTAGAGCTTTGAATCCAAATCAAAGAGAATATGATTTACCAGCAAATTGCAATCAAGTAGTTGACATATTTTTACCAGTTGGGTTTGGCGATATTCAATCACTATATTCTCAAGGAATTTTAGATACTAATTTAATTCCTGCTGATTTTTTTGGAGCTGGTAATTATGGTCATTATGGATATGGTTTTAGTTTTTCAAATTCATCTTACATTCAGGTTCTTCAATATATGGAGACAACCAGAAGGGTTATTTCTGCCGAACCAAATTGGGAAGTTGTTTGCGATAAGATCATAATAAGTGGTTCTAGATTTAATTATTCGACTATGGGCAATAGCTACATGCTTATAAATTTCAAAAAACAAGATATAAGCATAGATGAAATAGTCTTGCACCGTGATGAAGATCTTATTTATCGCTATTCTTTAGCTATAGCTAAAATGCTTTTAGGCAGAATAAGAAGTAAATATAAATCATATCCTGCGGCTGGTGGAATGATTGATACTGATGGACCTGATCTTATAGAAGAAGCGAAAGCTGAGATTGAAAAACTAGAAGAAGAAATTTCTGATTCACAGTTTCCTATGGGTGTCGTTATCGGTTAATTCGTAATAGGCAATAGGCGTAAATATGGTCACAACGATTCGCGGTGATAGATTTGTTCGAGGTCACTCAAGAACAAGAAGCTCATCGTTAGAACCTTTAATTATTACTACTGTAGATAGTTCAGTTTATCAATTAACTGTATCGTCTCCATCTCTTATATTTTTTGTTGGAACTGATCAAAATCAGTATATTAATTTAGGAAGCGCATCAACCTATCAGATAGGACATAGATACGAGTTAAGGAATGATTCTTCTGAAAAAATAATTATTAGAGACTTTAGCTTAAATGTTCTTATAGAATTAGTGGCAGATGCTTCTGTTGTCATAGATTTAGAAGATAACTCTAGTAGTTCTGGAATTTGGTTTGTACAAAGATTACAATTAGAAAATACGTTAGTTGATCTTGAGAATATTGTAGGAATAACTGGCAGCAATAGTCAGTTATTTTTAGAAAACTTTTTGGGTTTGAATGGTCTTCCTGTTGTTAATGAGATACCTACAGGAGATAAAAACTGTATAAATTTAGATTATTCAACTGATTTTGAGTTTATTCCAAATACTTTGGAAGTGTTTTTAAGCGGAATAAAATTAGAAATTAATATCGACTACACTGAAAATGTAGGCAATCAAGGTTTCACGGTTATTTTGAATACGGCTAATGGTTCACGGTTAAATAAAGCTCCCATGCCCAATGAGAGTCTTACGGTTAATTACAGTCGCAAGGTTATTTTTCCATAAACATTAGTTGAGGTTTACACATGGGACAGACGAATGCGATTCGCGTACAATTTGATCCAGCAGAGTTGATCACTTCTTCTTTGAACTCCGCACGTCAAACAATGGCTTTTACTGGTTACTTTGAAATTGGAGATGATGTTTCTATCGTAGCAAAGGATGCTAATGGCTGCATCATTTCTGTACTTGCGACAGGTGTTGGGGTTTTGGCTATTGAAGACGGTATAGCGCTAACATTTGATCAGCTTGTCGATACGACTACCGCCTTGCCTGCTGGTGCGGTTGGCTGGTATGTGATTGATGATCCAATCGATGATGCTCAAGCTGCTATTGATCGTCTTTATCGTCAAGCTGCTACCGATCTCTTTCAATTAGTTGAAGACGTTGTCGATTCAGTGTCATCTACTCCAATCGCTGGTCAAACGACTCTTTATGTTGACGATGTAAACTTGTTCCGAGTTGGCGACGGTGTAGTCATCACAAGTGATCAAGGCGTACTAAGTACAACAACAATTCTTGATATTGATATCAATGCTGATGAGATAAATAACAGATCAGCTATTGTTATCAATGACGACATAGATCTAACATCCAATACTAACGTAAGAATACTTTCTACGGATGTTACGGTAAAAGAAGTCATTGATCGTATCCGAGAAAATATCGATGCAATTGATCAGCCTATTGAAAATGAATATGTAGGTACTGGTGATTGTGATTCGGTAGTTTTTGATGCTAACAGCTTATTCCTTTCTGGATCTTCTAAATTACTCATGGATGGTCGTCGTTTGCGTCTTGGTACTGCTGGAACTTTAGCGAATAACAGCTTTGGCGCAGGAAATGCTGCTTTATCCTATTACTCTTTAGTATTAGGAACAGCAGGTAATCAAATTGACGTTCAAGTTTCAGGCGGTGCTGGCTTGACTGTTGCGGTTACTGGTTCTTACCAAGCTGGAACTCTTGCGGTTATCGCTAACAGTTCTGGTGGAACAGCTACAGCGGCTCAGATCGCTGCTGCTATTAATGCCGATGCAGAAGCTCAGCGTCTTGTGCAAGTCGTTTATGGTGGAAACGGCTCAGGCGTTGTTACTCCTTTTGGATTGACTGCTTTGTCAGGCGGTTTGAATGATGGGGTTGGCGACTATGCTGAGATGCCGCAAGTTTATAATAACCTTATTTCTCAAACTGGTTACAAATGGCTTTCGCTTCATATCAGGCCACTTGAAAGCAATCGTTTAAGTGTTCCACCAAGCAATACTGAAGAATTAGTTTTGGATTATCGTCGAGCCTTAACTAACGCTTAATTTGAGTTTGAAAAGAGTTCCTGAAAGGGAACTTTTTTCGGAGTTATCTGATGGGACAGACAAATGCTAATCGAGTTCAAGTCAATGAGAGTGCATATACTTTTACTGAAATAACTCTCTCTGATGTTCTTATGGAAATTGATAGGCGTTTAACTGGTCGAGACATTAATAAGGTCTACACAAGAACAAGCGGTTATATTTCCAAGATTGAATATTTTGTTGGCTCGTTAAAAATAGTTCAAAGAGATTTTACGAGAGTTAGTGGTGTCGGTGGAATTCAAAGAGTTAGTTCTATTGTGACAACATTTTATAACTCTGATACATCAATAGATTCGACTATAACTTCAACATTTACCCGTGACACTCCACTACCAACTAATGACAAGATTTTATCTTGTTCACATGTTTTTGCAACAGGTGAGGATATTTGCGGATGATAGGATGTGAAGAAATAGCTTTTATTGAAGAAATGGTTGAAGTATCTGTTGCTACTTCAGCTAGTCCAGGTTTTACATGGGGACGAAGTGGTAATGTAAGCGTAGGCGCTTGGCTATTAAATGAATCTGTTCCTTCTAATATATCTGGACGAAATGTTTTTCTTTCAAGCGCTTTAATTAAAAAAGTTTTCATAGCTCAACAAGATCCAGTTATCGTCAAGTATAATATATATCATCATGTCGGTGATGGTTTATCGCTTACTTTGGTTGGAAGTGTGACTACAACAGCAGTTAGGACTTATGAAGTAACAGTAAACTTTTCAGTTCCTAAAGATGTTCAACTAGCCGTTAAAATAGCTGATGATAGTCCTAATTCTGCAAAAAATCCTGTTGTTGGTGTCTTGATAGCTGGTACTCTCGTTTGATAATTGCGTGAAGGTTCATTATGAGCAAGATACTTATAAATACGACTTTATTTCCTGTAAGTATAACAGATGTAGGCATAACTGTAGCAGCATCTAGCTCTTACATTATTCCACCACAAGATTATTCGTTTTGGGCAGCGTCATCAAATATCATCACAGAAATAGGTAATGGGACTATAATCGTAAACGATGGTTTGATTGATCTTACCATCGATGAAGCTATTGCTTTTTTATCGTTATCTGAAACAGCCAAGGGAATAAGATTTGATCCATCTGGTTCGTCTTTAACAGCTAAAAACCTTGAAGACGCTGTAAAACAAGTAACAACTGTTTCAGGTGGTGATAGTTTTTTCTGGAGAAATATCCCATCAGGTTTAACTGTAGTTGTTCCTGAAAACAAGCAAATGCTGGTGTATCAAGAACTGGAAATTAGTTCAAGCGGTGAGCTAGATAACCTTGGTGAATTGGTGGTGATAGAATGAGTACAATAGTATTAGTAGAACAAACCCCTGCTTCGATAGCTACGCCTACAAGTGGAAAGGTTAGGATCGGTGTTGATCTAACTGGTAATCTTTTTTCAAAAGACGATGCTGGTGCGGTGACGATATATGGAGCCGGTTTAACATCCGAGCAAGTTCAGGACATTGTAGGCGGAATGCTTTCTTCGACAGCAAGTATTGACGCTACTTATGATGATAGCGGCAATCTGATTTCTTTTGATGTTTTAGAAGGTGGTGTCGATCATGATTTGTTAGCTAACTTTGTAGCTAATGAGCATATAGATCATTCAGCAATTGCGATTAACGCTGGCCCAGGGCTTACGGGTGGTGGAGACTTAACGACGACAAGAACTATATCAATGCCAAACGTAGGGACACCAGGATCTTATGGTTCTGCGACAGCGGTTCCTGTGATAACGACCGACGCGCAAGGCAGAGTCAGCGGAGTTACTTTAGCCTCTATTACTCCAGCCGGTATTGGCGCTCAGCCTTTGGACGCTGATTTAACAGCATTAGCTGCGCTTGTCGGCACTGGTTTTTTGGTAAGGACTGGTGCAGGTACAGCAGTTAATCGTTCTATCGCGGTAGGCGCTAGTTTGTCGATAGCCGATGGAGATGGAATTTCTGGCAATCCTACAATTTCAATGCCAAACGTAGGGACACCAGGATCTTATGGTTCTGCAACATCAGTTCCGGTGATAACGACCGACGCGCAAGGCAGAGTCAGCGGAGTTACTTTAGCCTCTATTACTCCAGCCGGTATTGGCGCTCAGCCTTTGGATGCTGACTTGACAGCTATTTCGGCATTGACGGGCACTGGCCTTATTACGAGGACAGGCACAGGCACAGCGATAACAAGATCTATAGCGGTTGGCGCTGGTTTATCGATAGCCGATGGAGATGGTGTTGCAGGAAATCCTACTGTATCCATGCCAAATGTTGGCACGGCTGGAACTTATGGGACTCCTTCCGCTTACCCAATTATTACGACGGATGCGCAAGGTCGAGTTATAAGTGTCTCGACAGCTTCAGTTTCAGCGGTATTCGGTTCTGAAGCTGAAGATTTCACAGATTTGACAACCGCAACAACTACCGCTGTGGCTTTTAATACTGGCGCTTCTTTTGTGACAGCCACAAAACCAGTTGGCCGATACAGAATTGGTTTCTTTTTCAATTGGTCAATCAATGTTAATAATGCTGATGCTAGATTCAGATTGATGGTCAATGGGGTTCAGCAAGGTCCAGAATGTAGAGTGGAATTAAGTGAAACATCCGCTCAAAGCAATTTTGAATCAGGCTTTGTTTATTATGATGTTGGATCCGAACAAACTTTAACGATTGATATTGATTTTGCATCAGAAACGAATGGTAATACTGTCAGTCTGTTTCAAACAAGAGTTGAGATTTGGAGGGTGTCATGAGTTATTCATTTCAAATTTCAAGAGCACCAATCACGTACACAACTAAATATCACAATTATCATAAAGATCTTCATGCTAATTTTACTGGGTTTACTCAAGCAAATAACATAGTAACTCTTTTTTATTCAGTTCCTTTGTCTGAATCAACACAATCATCTATTCAAGTTTCTGATGTTTCTTTTGTTGATAACGATCCTCATGAATATATTAGAAACAACATATTAACTCCTGCTAGAACTTTTGGTCAGCTTTTAATTGATGACTTTGCTGCTGAAAATATTTTACTTGGTATTACTCAAGCTGGCTTAACCAATCAAGTTAGAAAAACTTTGACTGAGGCGACTTTATGTCTTATTACTGGATCACTTTACGATGCAATAGCAGAAGCTAGGTTAATTCCAGAAAATGAAAAGGATGGTACATTTATTAATAACGTGAGGCTTTTAAGTTTTATAAATCGCATTGAAAAATATCTCGGACTCCCTTTGAGTACAGAAGTGTAAATAAATTGAATATCGCAAAATCCACTGTTTGTTATCAAAGGATGGCTAAATATGCAAGCATTGTTTGTTAATTCTGATGCGTTAGGAAGTAAGATAATTCAGTATGGATCTGACGCCAATATAAGTCATTGCGCGGTTATGTTTCGTGATCACCATATTGTTTATCATGCCTACGGATCGAAAATACAAAGAACACCGATTCAAGATTTTTTTGATAAATATAATTTAGTAGATTTCATTGAATTCCAAACTACAGATGATCAAGAATTAAAGATTTTAAATTTCTTAAAAAACTCATCTTGGTATCAGCGATATGATTATCCATCAATGATTTATTTTGCTTGGGATCGATTAAAGTCCAAGTTATTTAATACTAAGCAAGCAAAAACAAATCCATTTAATATGACTGATGACAATATGTGTGTTGAGGTGTTCTATATAATTGATGATGCCTATAAAAAGTTTTGCGGAAGAAATATCATTTCATATGACAGAGATCTTTCTATGACAACTCCTGGGCAGTTACGTTCTATTCTAAAAGGATTGAAATATGATAAGGACTAGCGTTTTAGTTTTATTTTGTTTTTTATTTTGTTCATGTAGCACCATCTCCGTAAAAAAAGAAAATAAACCTGTTTTAAATAGTAACGATATTCCAATCAAACCAGAATTTGATATTTCATTTTTGGAAAGGTTAGATTGTAAAAATATAGAAACAATTTCTATGCTTACTTGTTTATATCCAGAAATAGATATTCCATTCCCTTACTGTGAAAGGGAAGATTATTATGCAGTATTGGGTATTATTCCTTTTGCTATATGCACAAAAGATGCTGACATTATTGTTTCACAGATCAAATATGAAAAATCAAGTTACAAGGCTTCTACCATAGGTTTAATGCAAAGAACGATTTATAAAATAAAAAATGAAAAGAAAAGAAAATTCACTAGACCAATGATCTGGACTAAAAATCTAAAAGAAAAAGATGCGTATACAATGATGATGTCTGCATATATCGAGTTCATAAACGACGGCGTATTTACTTCAGCAATGAAGAACATGATTTCCGATTATGCATCCAGAGAGACTGATTGTTTGTTTTTTCAATATTTAAGAGACTTAACGAACAATGATTTTTCAAATAGCTTCAAACTAGCATCTCAATCAAAATCAAATTGTTCCTATTATAAAAACTTTGATAAAAATACAGTCAATGTTGATATACAATATGTGCAAGATCTGGTGAGAAAAAAACTCTAAGAGGTTTCTTTTGGGTTTAGAAGAAGGTACATGCGCATCATTAGGATCTCGACTTAGGGCTATTGAAGACGCAACGATTGATGCGCTTTTCAATAATCCTTATGATTTTGTTATTTCTGATTGGGTTGATGAGGGTTATTTTTACACGATCAGCATTCCAGTTTCAGCGCATGATTCTGGTCAATATCCGATATTCCAAACTTATGAAAAAATCGGCTTAGAATACTATTCCACTGAGTTCGATAGTATAATTTTACAGGCGAATGGTAATTTTAAGGTTAGAGTCTTAAAAACGCCTGATTTGCGTTTTAACGGTCGCTTAATCGTGGATGAATGATATGCCAGGAAATGTAAGAACTCCAAGTGATGAAAAAAAATGGAAGCGAGCTAAAAAGCATGTAGCGCAATCAAAAGGCTATCCTGAATCTGAGTTTAAAGACCAAGATTGGGGTTTAGTTCAAATGATTTATCAAAGAATCAAAGCGAAATCAGAAGAAAAAACACTGAATCTAACTTCAGTAGTGACAGAGCGAAAAAGTCGTAAAAGACAAAAGTGTTCATGTTATTATGGCGATTGTGGCGCATGTCATCGAGGGTGGGTGTTTGCGCCTTTTTACGGCAAGGGTGATGGCAAGTCTGATGCTGCTATATCTACTCTACCAAGCCAAGGCTCATCTCCACAAAGCGGAGCACTGCCAGGACCAGGGGGAATTAATATGCCTGGGATTGCACCTGGACCGAATTCAGGCATGGGACCAATTGGAGCAAGCAAAAATTTTGATTCCCATTTATTCTTTTGTAAACAACCCTGGCCTAAAGGCCAGGGCTTTGAATAAAAAATTCAAGGCGTTGTTTCTCGCCTTTTTCAAGGATATTTAATGCAGCGTTCACGTCTCGACAATTGCTATAACCGCAAGGGCAGTGATACTCGCGTTCCGCGAGACTCATTTTTTGCATTCTTTTGCAGCGATAGCATGTTTGCGTGGTGTAGGCTTCGTTTATCAAAAACACTTTCGCGCCAGCATTTTCGGCTTTGCGCGAAAGTATGGCTAGGAATTCAGCATGCGCTGCATCGCTGGCGCTACGCGCTAGTTTTCCAGCGAAAAGGAAGCGAGTGTTCAAGTGTCCAACATGTATAAAACGAGCTGCCAAACAGAGCTTCTTTGCCATGACATGGTGGGAATGTTTGCGCCTTCGCGCAATTTTTCTGTGAATGAAAGGCAGATCGCGCTTGCGCGTTTTGGAAGCCTGTTGGACATTTTTTATTTGCGCATCCAAAAAGCGGTCAGACTCAGGTTTGATCATTTCATTATTGTTTGCAGCAGTCATCGTGTGTTTAAGACCAAGGTCAACACCGATTGCTATTGCTCTTGGCGCGAATTCAATGACGTTCAAATCCCCGTCGCAGACGATGTTTGCCCAGTAATCGCTGCAAGCGTCTTTGTTAATCGAAACCATTTTGATGTTTCCAACAAGCGCCTGTCGATCATTGAAACCCTTGACCGATCCAAGTTTTGGCAGAGTGATCGAAGTGTATCTACCTTTGATTCGAATCATCATTTGGCTTGTTTTTCTGACGGCAAAGTGCAGCGAGATGCCTTTTCCAGCTTTTTTAAATCGTGGCTTCCCCCAAAGTTTTTTACCTTTGCTTTGAAGATAGCCAGCGAGTGGCCGACGATATTCGGCACCATGTTCAAGCCAGAAATTAAGTTTGATCGATTCAGACCAAAGCCAAAATTTGAAACACTTATGAACTCTTCCGCAAATTTGGTCAATGATGTCAGAACCAAGATTCATTCCAAGTTTCAAATCTCTCACGCGATTGATCATGTCGATCTTGGAAAGGTTTTTCTCAGCCGCGTCAATCAGTTCAAAATTGAGGGAAAGAAGGTTATTATAAAGTGTCGCGGACGCGACCATGGCGGAGTCGATATGCTTTTTTTGCATCTTGCTAAGTTTAAGTTTGACTCTACGCGTGATCATTTTGCCGCCTTTCAGGCGAAACTTAACCAATTAACTCTAACGTGTCAAGCACTCCTCCACAGCCTAAAGACCGTGGTTTCCGTGCTTGAGAGGAGAAGTGATGAAAAGTCATATTTACAATACTGACTTTTATTCAATGGAAAGCCAATTTCCGTTACGATATCAAATGCGGCCAACAATGGCTTTTTCTGATGCTATGTTAAAAACAATAGACGAAAATGAAATAGTTGTGGGTGATCCAAGCGCATTTGATCGATTCAACGATTTTGAAGAATTTGACTTGGGTTGGGATTTGGAGGGGTAGTACTTTGCCTAAAGCGAATCAAAAAACTCCAAACTATGTCAGACGCATAGCAAAGGCCAGAACCAAGCGCATCGAAAAGCGTGTTGGTAAAAAACTTATTTTTTCTGAAGAATCGATGCTTAATCTTTTGCTTCATAGAAAAGTTCCCACAATGGTTCAACACTGTATTCTAAAGGTAAAAGAAAAGGTATCAGGATCCGAACATGAAAGATTTGTATCAGCTTTCAATATTTGTGGTTGGGTTTTTCAACATTATGGTTATTTGCGACGATCTAATTCAACCATGCCGATGACAGGAAAAGGTGTTAAAAGAAACAGACAACACCAAAGAGAGAAAGAAGCTTCAAGAAAGTTCTCACGATATAATACGTTAGTTAATAAATTGTGGGGACAATCTTTAAAGGCTTTACAAAAAGAAAAGAAAGGCTAATAAATGATTCCTCAATTCAATCAAAACAAGATAAACGGAATTTCAATAGCTTGGGGTAGAGCTAATTGGGATTATGAAGATTCCTGTTACGTATTTCCAAACGAAGATTCTTATCGAGTAACGGTATCTGATCAAGTATTGATGGATGCTGGTATAAGTGAAGATGATTTATTAGATTGCGTTTCTCAAGTTGGAGATGAATTAGGATCTCCTTTAGATTATCGCAAAGAATTAGGATTAGTAAAATATAGCGGATATTCTAATATTGGTACGGTTGTAAGGTCGCGTACTTATCCAGCTATATCATGTGTCTTTACTCCAACTTCTACTGAAGATGGAATGCCAGATGCATATTTTGAATGGTATCTAGATACTTCTCATCCATCTATTACAGACCTATCATCTTTTCTTCAAAGTTTTAATAATGCTGCTGATGTGCGTTTGCCTAATGTAGCTGTTTCGCCTGTGATGCCTAGTTACATGGAAGCTCAAGAGTTTTTTAATCGTAATCGCAATAAGTTCAATGATGAAGATCGCTTCCTAGCAGAAGTTTGGAAATACCATCAAACTCAAAACAAGGGCTTCAAGAGGCGATTAGGCGAAGAACTTTTGCCACAATGGGTTAACTTCATAGAAAGATCACAGTCTAAATAGAGAGATCTATAAATGATTACAGCTAAAGATATGCGAATGGATATAGACCTTTTAAATGAAACGATAGCGATGAAATCAAGGATTTTAAAAGAACGGTTTCTTGACGATGATGGTCCTAGCATTGTTATGGGTAAAGCGATTGAAAATATAGGACTTCATCTTTCGACTATGGAAAGCATATATAAATCAGGCGCAAAAGATCGTGACGCTATCAAAACAGAATTCATAGATAATCTAAAGTCCATTTGTGATTTATGTTTGGATTCAATTTCGAAGCTAAACGATGCTTCACCAGAGGATAACAACAAGGGCATATAAATGGGCAGACTAAGATCGTGCGAAGATTCGCATCTCATTGCTAAAATCACCGCTGAAGTCACAGAACTTTTTGGCACTGATGATGCTGCTCTTTATCGCTATATCGCTGTCTGGACTGAAAACATTAATCGGAAAGATCCTGTTTGGGGTGAGCCGACTTCTACTCCCGCCTACAAAAGATTTGATCTGCCTGTCCATTGGTTTGATTGGGCTTCAATTGAAAATGCATCTGAGCTTGGTTTAGAGCAAGAAATTGAGATTTCTACTGCATATATAGCTCTTAATCATTTACTAGCAGCAGGCGTACCAATCGATCAAGACGGAGATTATGTAGCTCCTGGTGACATACTATCTTTACATAACAAGTGTGGTCATGTTACAACTTCTTATGACATACTTACTGTTGACCGAGATGGTTGGATAAATTCAACCGATCAGTTCACACAGTACAAGCTTTCATTAAAACGTAGGCAAAAATATGAACCTGAAAGGAAGCTGGTTTAAGCTTTTTGGATGTTCATGGCTCTCGGTTTTATTGGCTTGTGGTCCTAAAGTTGAAACGCCTCGCAGTTACATTGCTCCACGTTACATAGAAAGAATTGAAAACGATCCTAGAGAAAAAAACGAGATTGAAGTTGAGTTTATTCCGATAGTTTCTAAGTTTGAAGCTATTTGGGGTAAGATCGTTTCAACGCCTATGTTTTTCTCTAATTCGTTAAAGCCAGAAGAATTAGGTGTTTGCATAACATGGTCTTCTAATTCAAGTAATGTAAAAATAAAAGAAATCAAAATAAATAAGAATTCTTTTGATCGGAATGAATTATCAAATGAGATGATAATCTTTCATGAATTAGGTCATTGTGAGTTGGATCGAGATCATTTGACTACACTTGCTTTAGGACCAGGAAAGAAAAAAGTTCCTTTTAGTTTGATGTTCCCTTCTATTTTTAATTTGCAAGTTTATCGACAGTTTAACGAACACTATGTCTTAGAGCTATTTGATAGAGGCTATATTCTTCAAAAATCAGATGAGACTAGCTTCATTGATAACAAGATAAATAGCGAGTCAGTGAAAAGCGAAGAAGTCCTAGAGTCCAACGGTTTTACAGCAAAAATTCAATACTAATAAAATCGAGGTAAAACTATGATTCGCTTTTTAGCGTTGTTTTTTCTTGCTATTTATCCATTTTCATCGTTTGCTGAAACTTATGATTTATCAAAAATTCAATCTTCTGTTGAATGGTTTGCTGTTGGTAATCCTGGGTTTTTGAAAATAGAAAGTAAGAGTCAGACACTTTCAGGAAATCTTTCAATATCAGATAGCAATGTATCTGGAAATTTCTCATCTTCTTTAGATAAAATTTCTACCGGAATTAAATTAAGAGATGAGCATATTAAAGATACCTATTTAGAAATAAAAAAATATCCAGAGGCTAAATTTAGCTTGAATGCGACTAATTTATATCCAGTATTTAAAGCTACAGGCACTATGTTTTTACATGGTGTTGAGCATGGCATGACATGGGATTGTCAATTTGCTAAATCTAGTGAAGTAAAAAAGATATCTTGTCTTTCTAAGATTGTTTTAACAGATTTCAATATTAAGATTCCATCGTATTTAGGAGTTACCGTTGCAAAGGATGTTAAAGTTAAAGTCACTATGGTTTTATAGTTTATTTTTCTCTAGTGCGGTTCATGCGTTTCCTGAAAATATCCGATATGGATATAACAATTGTCAAACCTGCCATATATCGCCAACTGGCGGGGGGATTCTCAATAAGTATGGTCGAGGTGCTGGGGAGACTTTCATGTATTCATGGTCATATGAAGGAATGTCTAAGCCTTCATATGGCCTATTTAATTTGCCAAATGCGATAGATCTTGGTGGTGATATTAGGCGTATTCAGTATGAAGTTTCACAACCGGATTTTAAAATACAAAAACAATTTTTAATGCAGGCCGATGTTGAGGCTTCCATTGAATTAATTTCTGGTCTTAAATTTGTTTCAAGCGGTGGACAGTATGGTGAGACTCCGCGTTGGGAAAGAAGGCGCTATTATGCTATTTTTGAAAACACACAAGAAGAACATAGTTCCTTCATAAGAATTGGTAAATTTTTCCCTGCCTATGGAATTTTAGTAGATGATCATACGAGGCTTTCAAGAAGATCTCTTGGTTTTGATCAAGGCCAGGAAACATTTAATATTGAAACAGGCGGCTTCACTCAAAAATATGGAATTGTATTCACAAGAGTTTTAGGTCAAAGGCCAAGTTTTTCTGATGATGGATCAGGTGGAGTTGATCATGTCGCAAATGGAAATGATGGATTCACATTAAAGCTTTCTTATTTCAAGTCAAAATACAGTCAATATTCAATTAATTATTTAGACTTTAAAAATGAAGACACAAGAAAGAAAGTTTTTGGATTAAATGCTCTGGTCGGCATAACAAAAAAGTTTTATACTTTATTACAATATGATCACGGGATAAACGAACCAGACAACGATTCTTTTGATATTGTATATTCAAGGTTTGGATGGGTTATCTTTAAAGGTTTTCATTTAAAGACTGACTTTCAATTCTCCAAATCGAAAGACAACAGCTACAAGTCTTATGGTATCGGTTATCAATGGCTCATCTTTCCTCATTTTAATCTTCAAGGTTATTACGATATTACTGAAACAAATGGCGTTAATGGTTCTGTTTGGCTTTTGATGTTTCACTATTTTATTTAGGAAACAACTATGCTTGGAGCTACGCTTTTATCAATCAGTCTAGCTTCAAATTTTATGAATATAGCATTCAAAACTAATTATGATGGAGATACGTTCGCGGTTGATATTAAAGGTGTTCCAGAAGTATTTGGTTACGATATGCACGTTAGAATCAGAGGCATCGATACAGCAGAAGTAAAATCTAAAGAATTATGTGAAAAGTATGACGCTCTTGTTGCACGCGATGCTCTTTTTAAGCTTTTGCATAAAAAGAAAATTGATCTAATAGATTGTGATCGTGACAAATATTTCAGGCTTTTATGTGATGTCAGGGTTTCAGGGTTCATCGATGTAAAATCATATATGTTGTCTAAAAATTATGCTGTCCCATATGAAGGTGAAACAAAAAAACCTTGGATATGTAAAAGGAAAATGCCATGACATATCATGAAAATGACAAGGCGCTGCTAAATGATTTCTATGTTGTTGCAGTTATTTCCAATCCAGTTAGATACCAAAGTAGGTACGACCTTTATTTTGACTTCATGAGACATATGCATGAATCAGGTGTAAAAGTCATGACTGTTGAACTTCAGCTTGGGGAAAGACAGTTTCAAGTGACTCATGAAAACAATCCAATGCATATTCAACTAAGAACAAATGATGAGATATGGCACAAAGAAAACATGATTAATATTGGTATTTCTAAGCTCCCATCATCATGGAAATATTGTGCATGGATTGACTGCGATATTGCTTTTGTTTCAAATAAAGATTGGGCATTAGAAACTGTTCAACAACTTCAGCATTATCAATTTGTTCAAATGTTTCAAAACGCCATTGATCTTGGTCCTAAAGGTGAATTAATCCAATCTCATAATGGTTTTATGTGGTCTTATCTTGATGGTAAGCCTTTTGGAAAAGGTTATACTCATTGGCATCCAGGCTTTGCTTGGGCTGCTAGACGGGAAGCAATAAATCACGTTGGCGGCTTGCTTGATATTGGTATCTTAGGATCAGGAGATCACCATATGGCTTTATCTATGATTGGTAGAGCTGATGTTAGTTTTCCTAGTCAGTTTGGATATTCAAGCGAATACGTTCGCCATATCATGCGATGGCAATCTCGTTGCGAGAAACTGATAAAAAGAAATGTCGGCTATGTTTCAGGAACTATAGTTCATCACTGGCATGGAAGAAAAAAAGATCGCCGTTATCGTGAGCGTTGGCAGATATTGATTGAAAACAATTATGATCCAGAAATAGATTTAAAGCGCGATGCTCAAGGTCTATATTCTTTAGCTAGCGATAATATTGCATTGCGTGATGATATCAGGCAATATTTCCGAGTTCGCAATGAGGATTCAATAGATATATAGTGAGGATAATTCTATTTATGGCTGCAAAAACTAAAAACACATTGAGAAATATTTTAGTCAGACTTGAAGCAATAGCAAAAGAAAGACCAGAAGATGAGGATCTTTTTTTAGATGTTATGAATGTCATTACACATCATGTTGAATTAGTAAATCAGCTTAATAAAATAAGTCCTAAACATGGATCTTTAACTCAAGTTGAATCATTGTCTAATGTTTTGTTTGATTCGAATTAATCTGTTATACTTTTAAAAGATGGGTTAATTAATCAGTTTGTGATGTTCATAAAGACTCCAGTGTATTCGCTGAAGCTCAATTAGGAGTTTCAGCGTTTTTTTTGTGAGGTTTTATATGGCTGATGAACGAATGATTACACTATTAAAACAAAAATCAGTTGGATGTACGTTGAGGAAACAACCAGAAGATCTGACAGCTTGGTTTTATGTTGCTTTGAAGATTTATGGTGAGCTTTGGATTCGACCTGACAAAGATACTTTTCCGGTAAAAGCTTATATCGAAGATCTATTCACTTATTTGAAATTTGTAGCATTGCCCAATAATTCTGGTCGGAAAAGGGACTTAATACTAACAAAGTGGCCGACTTTACGTGATAAGATTGCGGCATTGTAGCGGCTAATTGACTGAAGTTAGTTTCAGTAGAAAGGCATTCTAATGCAGATTTCTCAGTTTTTAGACTTCTGTGAGAGGGTACTTTTGAACTACGGAAACCTTGAGGCCGTAATCTATTCTGATGACGATGAAACAAGTGATTTTAGCTTATTTACAATTACAGATGTTCAACTAATTGAAATTCCAGTTTCTCGTTTTGGGTATAAATCGCGTTTAGCATTAGGAATCTCACTCGGCAAAGATATTAGGTATGAAGAAGATGCTAGAATAAAAGGGGAACAAAGAAAGATGCCAAGACATCTTTTCATTGTAAAAAATGAGACAACAAAATGATTAAAGTCAAAAACTCAGCAAATTTAAAATCATTTTTGAAATCTTTTGATAAAAGACAAAAAGAATTTAAAAAGCTGATAATGAAAGATGTAGCGAACGCGGCACTAGCCGAAATAAAAGCAAAAGCACCTAAAGATTTAGGCAATAATTATGCCGATCATTTGAAGGCTGTATCTGTAGATAATGAATCAAGTGCTGTTTTGTATTTTGGTAATGATGAATCAAATGTTAACAATGTTGATGGTAATTTGACGCTTCTTTATTTGAAAGACATAAAGACATCTAAGCCAATAGCAGTAGATTTGTTTGAAATCCTTAAAAGCTATGAACCATTCACGATGAAGTCATTTCCAAGTGCGGTTCCTTTTAATGATTTCATTTTCGAATATAAAAAAGCTCCTAAAAAGACCATCACTACTGTATTTCATCAAAATAAACGCGACTCTGTTGATTTGGCGCGAGATCTTAAAGAATTGTCGATCAGCCTGGATCCTTCTCAATATGAGATGGATGAAAATGGCAAAAGCTTTTCCGAATTAACTTTTCAGGTTTTACAGCATGAGATGAGTTTAAAAAATGCTTCGAAGCCTCATTGGAAGCCAGCTTTAAACATTATCCAAAGGAAAGGTATACTATCTTTTCTTAAGCGGAATGATGTGATCGTTAAAACGATTTTCGATCCAGACTACAATATCAAGGATTCATCGAGTAAAATGAGTTTAAATGTTGAATCTCAATCTGTCCAATCGACGAAAGAGTTTATGCAATACTTGAGGAACAACGAATGAACAACACCGCGTCAAAAAAGATACAGAAAACGCTAGCTGAAAATATTAATCAGCTCGAAGCTTTCAGTTTCATGGAGAATTTACCCATGGGTGACGAAGAAGGAACGCCAAACGATGAGTTGGGTGCTGAATTCGATCTTGATCAAGCTTTAACCGGAGACTTAGAAGATGATCAGCCTGATATAGTAGACAATGCCATTGAAAGTCTAATGGATATGCTTGTCTCGGCTGACTATGAAGAAGAAAGCGCTGAAGAAGCTGTTTTTGATGCTATCGCTACTCTGATCGATGACCAATCAATCACAGATACGCCTGAAGCTGATGCATCTTCTGAAGAAAAAACCATGTGGGTTACTAATAGTGTTCCTAAAATTAAATCACGTTTAAAAGAATTGGGTTTAGAATTTTAAGGAATAAGATTAATGCCATTACCACTAAAATTATCACAACCAACTGGATCGATAGCTTTAAGGGCTTTTGATATTGGTATTTATGATGCTTTAGGTGCGGTAATCAGAACTGAATTACAAACGACTACTTTAAGAGAACGAGTTGGTTATTGGATAGATGAAATTTTCACAGCTCCAACAGCAGTTCCGGTTATTTTCAATAATCCAGAGCAAATCTATGAAAATAAAATTTATCCTTCATATCTAGTTCGAAGAAACGACATATCCCCATCATTACAAAGATGGCATTCTATAAAAAATATGGAATATTGGGCTGGTGTTTCTGGATTTCATGAAGTTTCACCAGGGGTATCAGGTTATTCAGCTCTTGAAACAAAGCCTCAAGCTTATCCTTATGATATCTTCTACACTATTATTGCTTATGCACGTTATGAACATGAAGCTGTCCCAATGGCTAAAAGATTAATGAAATCATTTCCACCTTACGGTCGAATATCTGTCATTGATTCATTAGGGCAAACAAGAGTCTATACTGTTTTTAATGAAAGCGGTGTTCAAGATATCGGTGACATCGTTGATGTTGCTGATCGTTTAAAGTCCTATAGTATAGATATTCGAGTGGAAGGTGAGATTGATACTTTTGACACTAGTGTTATTCCGACGATGGAAACTGTAGTTGTAAGCATCGAAGGACACGATTCAATCATTTGAAGGAGTTTATATATGGGTGAGTTTTTAAGCGCTGGCGTGTTCATCGAAGAGCTAGCATCAGGTCAATCAGCGATTCTTGGTGTATCGACTTCCACATTTGCTAGTGTCGGATGGACTGAGCGAGGCGAAGTCAATAAGCCTATCCTTATTGGCTCACTTTCTGAGTTTTTTAGAAAATTTGGAAACTATTGGAATAAATCAGATGCGGCCATAGGAGCTACTGCATTTTTTAATAACGGTGGCTCTCGAATGTATTTTGTTCGAGTCGTACCGGACGATGCTGTAACAGCAACAGGAAATATTTCAATTAATTGGATTGTAAATGCCATTTCCTCTGGAACTTGGGGAAATAAAGTTAGACTTGTTATTTCCGGTAACGATAATTTTTATGACTTTGCAACAGCAACATATTCAAGATTTAATGTTGATGTGCAAGAAGAAAGCTCTGATGGAGCAGGTGATTGGAGTACTACAGAATCATTTGAATCTGTATCACTTGATGATGCTGACGACCAAGATTATTTTGCTGATGTCATTAACGATGAGTTGAACGGTTCAAGTACTGTTCGAATCGATGAAGGCACTGGTGGAATACCATCGAGTTTTGATTCAACTCAAGTCACCGCTGAAGTCTTGGGAAGTGGAACCGGAAGCCAGTCTACATTTTCAAAAACTGTTGATCAGCCTGAAGTCGCTAAATTCACATTAAAAGTGAAAATAGACGGAAACATTGAAGCTGTAGATGATGGCCGAGGTAACTTGGTTCTAGTTGACACTGCTTCAGGTGCTTCTAGCATTTCAGGAAGTATCGATTATGAAACAGGTGATTTAACGATTGATATACTTCCACCGCCAATTCTAAGTGCTTCTTTAACATTAGATTATTATCAGGCTGGTGTAAGTAGCATTTCAGTAGAACTTTCTGGTGGAGCTGATGGTACTTCTGTTGGCCGCAATCAAGTAACTAATCCTGCGTTAGAGGCAACATATAAAGGTATTTATGCCTTTAATAAGTTGGATGATATTTTGAATGTAGGTTTAATGGACTTTAGAGGCAACCTAGCAGTTCAAACGGATTTGATTGCTTTTGCAGAAACTCGGCAAGGTACGTTCGCAATTTTGGACACGCCTGCTGGTGTTGATTCTCAGGGTGCCAAAAACTATAAGCTAGTAACCTTATCTAGTCTTTCTAATCACGCTGCAATTTACTGGCCTGGAATTAAGATTGCTGATCCTTTGAAAGATAGTCGTCCTAAAGTTGTAAGTCCAGTTGGTCATATTGCTGGTATTTATGCACGTACCGATAATAATCGAAACGTAGCAAAAGCTCCTGCTGGTCAAATAGATGGGCAATTAAATTTTTCTCTAGGACTTGAACAAGAAGTCACTAAGACCGATAGAGATCTTTTATATCCTTCCTATGTTAATCCATTACGCGCTGATTCAATTGTTGGGAAAGCAGTATGGGGAAGTAGGACACTTTCTAGTTCTGGTGATTATAAGCAGATTTCAACTCGACGATTGTTTTTGTTTTTAGAGCAATCTGTTTTCAGTCAAACTCATGATCTAGTTTTCGAACCATTGACTGATGAGTTGTTCAGTCTAGTAACTGTTCGATTGACTGGATTTCTAACCAATTTAACTACCGATGGTTATTTTGCTTCACGAGTTCCCGCTGAAGCTTTCCGAGTGACTTGTGATACGACGAATAATACTCCAACTAGTATTGCAGCAGCGCAACTTATTTGCGATTTAGACATAGCTGTTCAAACTCCTGCTGAGTTTGTTCGCTTCCGATTCCGACCTTCATTTCAATTATTGAGTGCTTAATTTTTTAGACTTTTAATTTGCTGGCTTCGGCCAGCTTTATTTGGAGCGTTGTTTTATGGCAAGAGCACAATCTACTGATCCATATCACGTACATAAGTTTCAACTTAAAATAGTAACCGCTGGCATAGCAGGTGCTAGTGATATTATTGGCGGCTTTACTAACGTGACTGTTCCAGAAGTTTCAACTGAGAATGTTGAATACAAAGAAGGGATCTGGCTTTACCGTAGAAAATTTATTGGTGATCCTACTTTTAGTGATATCACTGCTACTCAAGGTGTATTTAAGAATAATAAAGCTTTTTTCGATTGGATTGTTGCTGGTTATAGCGGTAATCCTTATCGTGTTGATCTTCAAATACTACAATTTCATACGACTGATATTTCTAGTCTAGCTGATTATGCAGCAGCAACAGCTAGTCGAGTATACAATTGTTATGAATGTATTCCATCTCGTGTAAAACCAAGCTCAGACCTTGACTCAATGTCTTCTGAAATTGCATTAGCAGAGCTTGATATTCAACTAGAGAGAATGGAAATAATTGTTTCTTAATAGGTTTGTGATGAAAAAAGACAGCAAAGAATATGCATGTGTGATGAACGGTTTAAGCCAGATACCTGGCTTAAATCTTCCTATCCCTGGTCTAACAAAGCAGGGATATCGACCAGATAAAATTGTATCAGAGAATTCATTTCAAACATTTCAAACGCCAAGTGTTCCTGGGGTTGATAGCATTATTGTGCATAATGCAAAAACATCCATTATGGATCACTGGGATCGCCAAGAAAGAAAGCCTTTATCAAAAGAGGATAAGCGAATTTTTCTTGGTCAGCTTAAATGCTGCTATGATTTTTTAAATGACAAGACTTTAACTGAATCAAGTGATCTTAGAAAGTCATTAGATGAATGCCTTGAATGCATGCGAGAAATTGTAAAGCAGAATCAAGACAATTATTATCTAAAAAAGACTTACTCAGGATTACTTGAAGCCGTTAATGATCTTTTTCATTCAAACAACCATTTAAAAATGGTCATGAAGAATACGGCTGAATACATCAAAAGTATGTGAGAGGAAAACTTAGATGCTTAAAATGCCTTGGCATATGCGAGAAAATATTAGTCTAAAACTAAGTGAATCAATCGAAAGCGAGGTCGATGCTTTTTTATCTGATAAACAATCCATGTCATTGCTATCAGACCTTATTGATGCTGCTAAAGCAGGTGTGCAAGTAGCTATCATTAAAGGCAGTTCAAAAATGAAAGAATTCAATTTGTTGTCTCTCGAATACTTTAAAGCCTTACAGAAGAAAGATCGAGATGCTGCAATTGAGGCCGCTAAAGATTTAGTAAAAGCTGGTCATGGTGAAGCGTTTGGTATAAGTGAATCAAGTTTTAAAAATCATTTCACAAAAAAATTGAATGAATCATACCGCGACACTTTCAAAGCATTTGATTCAGCATTTGAAATGGCGGCTGATGATTTGCAGAATTCAGGTTTAGTGAAGAATCCTCAAGTCTATGGAGAAAATGTAGGTCGGATGTCTGCATTTAGCGTCTTTAAAAATTTCAAAGAGACAGATGATCCAATGTGGGAAACTGCACAGGAATTTCTTAAAGGTTTCGCGGAAGGTGTGTTACGGGCTGCAAAGTAGATCTGATCTTTTTAGAATTAATAATTTCCAAAGGATTAAAAAATGAAAAAATACCGTAAAAAACTATCGGAAGTAACTAACATGGGCTACAGAACTTTAGCTGATGATTTTGATTTTGATGGGGTTAATGAAAAACTTTCTCAAGTTGATGGGATGGAATTCGTTTCGCATTTATCATCTAAAAAGTCCACAGTATTAAAAGGAAATGGTGCGGTGAGTTTGAAAATTGAAGACATCAATGAATCTGTTGCTCAGATCACCGAGGGAATGAATGGTCTTTTCGAGAAAATGTAGTTTTAAAAACCAATAAAAAACTAAATGAGCTAAATATCATGACTACATTTAAGATCGAAGACATCAATGAATCTGTCGCTCGAATTACTAATGGGATGGATGGTCTTTTTGAAGCAAAATCAGCCAAACCATCTTTTGGTAAGGAAGGTAAATATAACTACGTTGTGAACGTACAGGGCTTATCAAGTAACGATTTCTATTTGCAGCCTTTTGGAAGGCAAATGGATGATCTAAAAAAGATAAAAGAATTTAAATCTTCTGCTGAAAAAGATTATATCGATGCTAAAGGACGATCAACAATATCAGCAGTAAAAGAATGGTTAAAACTGAATAAGCCTTCACAGTTTTATGCGCAATGGCAGCAAGACAGTAGTGCCTATAAAGATGATAGCGTAGAAATTTTCTATAAAGCATAAAACTATAAAAAAAGTATTTTTCATTCCAGCTAAAGGACGTTTATATGTTTCAACTTAACAATTCAATTAAAAGGCTAAGTGAAGGATATAAATGTCTTGCCTATCCTGTTTTGTTAGAAAAAAATGATTTCTATATAAACAAGGATGATTTTCTTTTTTTATTTCCTCGTCGTTCATCTGGAGCCAATATCGTCGTTCATCGCAATGGCGATAAGTTTGATGTTCTTGTCAACAAATCAAATATGGTAATTGGCACAAAGATTTTAGCGATATGCGCTGAAAACAATTTACCAAAAGACCGATGGATCTCTATTCTGGTTGATACAGCAGAAAAGACTGGCGTTATAAAAAAGTTTCATGAATCAGTAAGCAAAAAAGATGTATCGATCTTGCTTTTACAAAAGTTAGGAGTTTCAAGGCATATTATAAAACAATATGCTCCTGACTTAGTTGATACGAGTGATGTTGAAGATTTCGTTAATGTCGGAAAAATAAAAATCATTGGCGCTAATGCTTTCAAAAAGTCTGCTCCCTTTATCAAGGCAGTAGAAAAAGCAGCCAAAATTATTGCTGACAGTGGTTATGGTCAAATTCTTTATGGTGATGTCTTTTTAGTAGCTTCATCTTCTGGTAAAGCCAATAGACTTGCTGATTATGATGTAAAAGATGATGTGATTCGTTTAGTTATAAAACCAAGAGACAATGAAGAATCTATTATTAAGACATGCATTCATGAGTTTGGTCATAGGCAATATTATAAATTCAATACAGATAAAAAAGCGGTTATCTCCAAGTTTTCTACTGAAAAAAATACTGGGATAACCTATCCGATAGGCACTGAATTCATTAACGACAAGAACATGAAAATGATGGTTGTAACTGGTCATGGTTATGATCGCAATAAGTTTGCATACACTGCTAAATATGTCGGTGATGATTCAAATAGAATGAGTTATGTATCGCCTAATTATATGAAGACAGCAAACATCTACAAAGTGCCAGGCGGTTCAGCTTCTAGAAGTGCTTTTATGGTGAGTTCATACGCATTAACGGATGAGCGTGAATTTTTTGCTGAGATTTTCGCTTATGGTTTGATTGATAAGAATGAAGAACTGTTGTCTTGGTTGAAATCGGTTACATAGGTTTGGAGTATTAATAAATATGTTCAGATTTAACAAATCCTTTCAAAATCTAAAAAGAGGCTTCAAACAATTATTTGAAGCTAGGCTGCCAACAAAAGATGAGCTTCAAAAAGCCTACGACATATTTGGACTAAAACCAGGCGATGATCTTTCTGGGCTTGATAAGCTTTGGAAAGAATTAGCCAAGAAAAACCATCCTGATCTTGGCGGTGATCCTGAGAAGATGAAAGAAATAAATTGGGCTAAAGATATTCTTAATGACTTTGGCTATGGCTTTCGTGGCGGTTCCACAAGGGTTAATTGGGATGAAATAAAAAAGCGGAATGAAGAAAACGGTAAAATCAGCATATCGATGCTAGAAAAAGTTCTTCAAACGATCAAAAAATCAGAATCAAAATATGATGAATACTTCAAAAAGTTTTTTCCTGACTTAAAGCCAGAAGATTTCAAATACTCTAAGCGTTCTTTAGAAGATCAAGGTGTCTATGGTGCTGATGCTGTATGGACCTGGGCTAATGACGACAAGTCTACTGTCTTAGCATTTAGAGTCAATGTCAGCAAACATCAACAGACTTCGCAAGGACTAGGTTCTGGTGAATCTGATGAACCTTCTTTCAATGTTAGAGTTGAAACAGATTTATTCAATAAAGGTAGAAAATATAAGATCGGCCAAAGTTCATGGCAGGCCACACAAAAACTCTCTAGCGATCTTATTAAGCCTGATTCTGTTTTTCCTGAGAAAGTTTTGAAGCGAGTTTCAGGACAAACAAGAAGCAAAGGCAAGATGCAAAGGCGTGATTTTGTAGCTTCTCTAAGCCATCAGTTCAATGCGAGATCGCTTGGAGACGATCACTATTTACTTCCTATAGATGAGAAAACATCACTTTATATTAAGCGTACTGTAGTCATGAGAATGCCGTCTTGGGATATTCATGGAATAAAAGAAGAAGGCAAAAAAACCAGCTATGATTTGTCTAAAACATTTTTACCTGAAAATGAAGAAACAATAGAGCTTTTAAAATTGATTATGGATGCTTTAAAGAAAGGCGATCAAAATAAGGCTAAATCTATCTTAGATAAGGCTAAAACTACTTATGAATCTATCTTAGGCAAGGTTAAAAGTACTTATGATTAATAATCTTGTAGAAGTAAAGCTTTCATACAAGGATGTCCTTAAATGGAAAAAAGACTTTGATCAGTTGTTGCTGGCTTTCAGATCGCAAGACTATCGTGACATTAGATCAGCAATTAAAGGATTCCAGCCAATTGATAAGGCTTTTAGAACATATTTCAAAAATCTCAAAAACTATGTTCAAAGAGATTTTTTTACACTCATTGATAAACAGATAAAAAACTTCGAAGCTTCAAAAACCAAACCTATGCGAACACAAGTAGCTTTAGCTTTTGAAGCTCTTTATGATGCTTATCTTACTTTGTCAATGGACTCTAATCCCATGCGTTATGATCCTGATGGACCGCATGCAGCATCTTATAAAGATATTGATCAAAGAATAGATTGGTATGTCAACAGTCAATGGAAAGACACTACCCAATACAGCAAAGACATTGCATTAGAAAAAGCTGCTGATAAGTTTTTTGCAAAGCTACGCGAAATGATTAAATACTTTTCTCAAGACAAAAAAGAGTTTGATGCAGATACATATTATCCAGAGCGTGTCAGCTTTATGGGTTTTTCCTTCGTCAATAATATTTATTATGATGAATCCGATCTAAAAAAAATGTTTAGCAATATGGCTCCATATCTAAAGATCATGAAGCGATTCATGCCCGAAGTCTTTTATGGTCCAGTCTTCATGGAGCCAAGAACTCCTGATCAAAAAGATTTAAAAGTCGGCAATATGACTATAGATGCAGCAGGGACATACAATTCAAAAGGTGACAAGGTTACGCTTTACGCTGATGATTTACAGGCTTGGATGACTGGTGCGACTTCTGTTTTGATTCATGAATTAGCTCATCGATACTATTTTAAGTTTCTTGATAGCTCAGATCGACTTCGATGGGAAGATTTTTTTAATCGTCTTAAAACGCAAGGTGCTTCTGAATACGGAGATCAAAACCCTGAAGAAGATTTCGCTGAAGCAATTCTTTATTATGTTTTAAACAAAGGCGTTATGAAAAATAAAGATGTTCGAGATCGGGTTGAAGCTTTGCTTAAGCGAACATATCGGGAAGCAAGAGAAATGAGAAAACCAATTGAAGTTGGTTCTTTCAAATTTAATCATGTAAAATCAACCAACAATTTAATTCGACTAATTGAGTTAACGAATGGCTAGAGCGCAAACGACCGATTATTTACAGACAGGCCGATTTCATGTCGTTGATGTGTCATTTACGGTGCCGCCAATTCTTCTGCCAGTTTATGGTTTCAGAACTTGTACTTTGCCAGAAATTATAGGGAATGTTCGATCAATTAACGAAGGAAACTATGAATTTCCGCGTAAAGTTTACGCTGGTGCCGAAATAGGTGATGTCACTTTAACGCAAGGTGTTTCGCTTTTGAATTCTGATTTCTATGATTGGATGAGAAAGGCCATAGTAGGTCACAGAGGTCCGAGAAACATTTTAATCATCCAATTCCTCAACACTAAGGGAACGCGCTTTACAGGCTCAGGGCTTATCACTGGTGGGCTAGAATTTGTCGGTAGGCTTCCTGGTCGTGCTTGGCTTCTCAAGAATTGTCGGCCAAGTCGATATAAGCCAGGATCAGATTTTGACGCAATGAGTCAGGAAGTATCGCTGGCTGAACTCACGCTCAGTATTGAAGAATTGCAAGAATATTCATTGGGGATATAAAAATGCGCAGCTCAAAATTCGAATCCGCTTCTCTAAATGTTACTGACACTCAAAGACACGATGCAGAGGATGCGAAAGCTATAGGCTCAATAGAAATGACTCCAGAAGAATTTTTAGAATTAGCTGGTTCTGGAGATATCGAAAAATTTAAAAATGATACTAAAGATTTAGACTTTTATAACAGCAAAAAACTTGGGATGCCGTATTTAGAATTCGATTTTGAGACTGGGAAAGTAATAGGCCATGAAGGAAGGCATCGTGCCGCTGCATTGATAAATGCTGGTGGAAAAAAAATGGAAATAGCTCTTTATCCATCTCACAGTGAATTTGGTAGGAGAAGGGGATGGAAATTAGATCAAATGCCAAAAAAATTAAAAGGTGAGTCTGGACGCGGATCATATATTTTAGATACAAAGAAAATAAACATATTCACAGATAACATAGGTGAAAATAAAATGTTTAATCTTAAGCGTTCGATGCGTTCGCTTATTGAAGGCAAAAAATCATTTTTCAAAACATACTTAGCTGAAGATGTGGAGCGTCCAGCGATAGATACTTCAGTGATTGATCCTCATGACAAAAAAATTCGAGTTTTCGTTTTTGAAACTTTGATGAATCCAGAAATAAGAACAGCGGTTTTAAAGACTGATATAAAAACAGTTTTATCTGCTATTCCTAATTGGAAAGAGATCAATGTCGAATCGGATGGCGGCAAAGACTATCACACCATCGTTCCTAGTCTTGGCGATCAAGTCAAGGGTATGATTCTATACGTTGATGAGGAACAACTTAAAAAGCTTGATTATTGGGAAGATCAATACGATAGAAAAAAAGTCATTCTCAGTTATAATGGCGAGCATGGTGTAGCGTATGTTTATGTACTAAAAACGGATTTCATGAAGGATCTTGGTCAAAATACTTCCGTTGAATTAAATCCTGATGATGTTGAGCAAATTAAGTGGGCTGCTGACAATATGTGAAAGGCTTTTTATGAATACGATTCTAACTCAGAGTTATCTTTATAAAGCAGGTCTTTTACAATTCAATGGTTTGAATATTATCAATGAAATGTCAGATAAAGTTATCGATGTCTTAGCATCGGATGATGGGCTTGAAGTCGCTAAGAAATCTAAAATAAAAGGCTTACTTAGTCCTGGTAATTGGTCTTTATTAAAGATCGAATACCTGGAAGGTCCGCATGGTGAACCTAATTATGAAACATGTGAGAATTGCAAGAAAAGCATTCGTTATGTATGCACTATCATGGATGATGATGAAAAGATAGTCGGACCAGATTGCGCTTTGACTTTGCTACCACCAGGAAGCAAAGACGCTAAGGAAGTAGAAAATTACATTGGAAGGCGCGTTTCTCGGAACAAGTTTGTCAAAAATGCTTTAAAGCTATTTGAAACTGCCATAGAGCCTAGCGAAGATGAAAAGAAAACTTTTCGTCGCTTAAAATCATTTTATGACAACGGAACATGGAAGAAATCAAATGTAGCCAATTGGATTGAAGAAGCTAATTATGCTGTTTTGAATAAAGTAAAAACAGCAAAGGCAATAGTAGATGAGCTTTACAAATACAAGCCAATTGGACTAGTCAGTTCAAACGATGATCAAAAATCTGATGTTAGAAATCTTTCAACTCTAGCGGCTAAGATTTGGATCAAAGAAATACTTTCTGATAAAGTTAAAGAGCTTTCAAAATCCTTTGAGCACGTCTTTGATGAAGGGATTAATCTTAGGGATAAAAAATATTTCTTTGATCCAAAATCTAACGATTATATTTCAGGTTTTCTTTTCGATGAGGAAAGCCTTCTTAAAACAAAAGAAAGATCCATATGGGACATAGTTCTTTAAAACAGATTTTTGATGAGATGAATTCGTTAACCGAAAGTATTGGCGACAATACCGTTGATAATCTTGTGTCAGAGCTAGCAAGATGTGTGTCTATTGAACTTGATTTATTTGTGGTAGATGTTTTAAACAAATTAGCAAAAGATTTTGCGCGTGATTATCATATGCCGTTTTATGAAGACTTTAAAACAGCGTTCAAACTTGTTTTAAATCGTTATCAACTTATGTCTGGTGATGAAGAAGGTGATCTATTTAAGAAAATAGAAAATCTTTTCCTAAACATTTTTAGTGATAAATTCAATGCAGCAGGTCATGAAGTATCTGATGTGATAGCTAAAAAGTTTTCAAATCAAATGATAAACTTTTTGAAAGCTAATAAAATTCAAGCAAATACAAACTTGTCAGTTGATAAGACTAATGTTTATTATTGAGAATTACTATGATGAATGATGATTTTTGCGAAGCTATTCTTTATGTGTTGGCGAGTATTTTTATAGTATGGCTTTTTGCTTTCGTGGTTAGTTTTGGATATTTTTTAGGAAAAAAAGCTAGCGATGGTTTTATTGAGCATTTCACATCATATTCAAAGGCTAAAACTTTAACCAATCATGGTTTGTGAAAGGATATTTATGTATAAGAATTATGGAAAAGATAATTTTCATTTAGAGACAATTGAATTAGCTCGCATGATCATGAGCAAAGATTCTGGATTTAAGCTTCAAGGAATGAATGCTTATAAGACTGATAGAAAATTAAATGAAATGGACTATAACTTTGTTAGAAAAATGGCTGCTGACTTTATGGGTTATGAATTCAATGAAGTTGACTTTCCAGAAATCAATCATCATCTTTTAAATAATACTGATGATGTTTATGATCATTGGATTGCTTTCTGTAAGCAAAAAGGTTTAAATTCACTTGAAATGCAGCAAGCTGGTTGGGAAATGATTTTTGGCGGTGAATTTAATTACATTCCTTCACTACAGAAGTTTTACTGATATGTCAGGTTTTACTTTAAAAGAAAAAGAAAAATTAAAGCGACAACTTCGCAATCGTGAGTTAGCTGAAGCGGTAAAACGAGGGGAGTCAATAGCTCCCTTAGTTAGTTCGCAGTCTTTGTTTTTCCCACCTAGACCTATAATCAAAAAAGACGACAATGCTTTGAGTTTTTTATTCGATAAGGATTCAAAACCCTTGCCCAACTCATAACAAAACTCCATAATGACTCAAAATCTTATGGAGTTCTTTAAATGACTATTGAATCAATAGTGCCTATTTTGCCTGAAACTGGACACTCATCATTTTCAGTGTTGACTTTACCCACAGGGTATTTGGACGAATCAGGCATCCTACATACTGAAATCACTGTGCGAGAGATGAATGGTAACGATGAAGATCTTTTGGCTAATCAAAAGATCAGCATGGCATCAAGAATGAATAAGATGCTTGAGTCATGCATTTTATCGATTGGAACTTATAAGCAAAGCGATTCTAACTGGTCTAATATCATCTTAGATTTAACTGGCCTTGATCGTCTTTGGATTCTGTTGCAGTTAAGAATCCTCACGCTAGGGCCGATTTTTGCGGCTAAGATAGTATGCCGTAATGATGAATGTAAGAAGGTTTCGCAACAAAACATCGATCTTAATCATTTGAAAGTAGTTGGCTTGAAAGATCCAGCAAAGCGAAGCTACTCAGGCACACTGCCAAAGTCAAAACTAGAATATGTCTGCAAAGTATTCAATGGTCGTGATGAAAATAAATTATCGACTATGATGAAAAACAATCCTGAAGATATGATCAGCCTTGCCATAGCGGCTCGAATTTTAAAGCTCGGAGATAAAACAGCTCCAATACTTTTATCTTCGGTCAAATCCCTTTCTTTGCTTGATCGTCAATATTTAAGGAATCAATTCAAAGTAAACGAGGGTGAAATCGATCAAAAGCTGGAATGTGTTTGCCCTGCATGTTCGAATGAATTCGTTCAAAATATTGAGTTTGATGCAAATTTTTTCTTCCCTTCGGAAACATAAAAATATTAGAAGCGCACATTTATTTTTTTGCGAGTAATTTTCGCTGGCAGCCTTCAGAAGTAATGGGCTTACCAGTTTCTCGAAGGTATCGATTAGCTGATATTTTGCAGCAACAAATTGAAAAGCATAATGCAGAATTGAAAAAGGTATCAAAAAAATGATCACAGGAATAATATTAGCAGGCGGTAAAGGAACGCGACTAAGTCCTATAACGCTTGCAGTAAGCAAACAGCTTTTGCCGATCTACAATAAACCAATGATCTATTATCCTTTGAATACTTTAATGAGTATTGGCATTAAAGATATTTTGATAATTACAACTCCACAAGATGCAATTAATTTTAGAAATCTTTTAGGCAATGGGCATCGTTTTGGTATTAGCATTAGTTATGGTATTCAAGATGAGCCTCGCGGCATAGCTGATGCGTTTGTTGTTGGAGATCATTTTATATATGACAAAGTCGCTTTAATTTTAGGCGACAATATTTTTCATGGTCATGATTTTATCTCATCATTTAAGGCATCGATTGACAGTGATGTCCCCGCCAACATATTCACATATGAAGTTAAAGATCCTGAAAGATATGGAGTGGCTGAAGTTGACTTCAATCAGACGGTTATAAGCATTGAAGAAAAACCATCATTTCCGAAGTCTAAATTAGCCGTAACTGGTTTTTATGTGTATGACGAAACTGTTTCTGAATATGTTTATAAGTTAAAGCCATCTAAGCGTAATGAATTAGAGATTACAGATCTAAACCTTCTTTATTTGAAAGATCAAAAACTAAAAGCCTGGAATACATCAAAGGGTTCAGCTTGGTTAGATACTGGAACTATTCAGTCTTTAAATGAAGCTTCAGCTTATATCGAAGCTATTGAGCATCGACAGGGCATCATGGTTGGCTGTCCTGAAGAAACTGCGTATAAAAATGGTTGGCTTAATAAAGCAGATCTTAAATATCTTGCCTGCACTTTTTATTCAAACACTGACTATGGAAACTACTTATTAAGTGTGAGTGATGCTTAGCTCATCATAGACCGCATCCCTTCTATTTTGGCTGATTTTGGTTTTCAGAATCAGCTTTTTCAATATTAACTTGATCAAGCTTTTTCTCTGCTTCTATTTTTTCAAGTATTTTCAAATCATTTTTCAAATCATTTGTATTGCTTATATTTGGTTTTTTTCTTCTTATTTTTTCATCAGCAGCGTCTAGATTTTCGATTTCTCGCCAAATTTGTTCATCCAAATCATCTTCATCAGTAGTTGGCGTATATTTAAAAGGTTGATAGTTTGGTTCTTTAACTTTGAATAAACGAGCGCATTCAATGAATTTCAAATCTGGATCAAATTTGTCAGAGGATTTTTCATAGCACTCGCTAACATCAGTGAAACAATTTGAATAGTCAGCTTTTGACTCTGTTACTTTATCGCAAAACTTAAAAGTCAGATTGTCTAGCCTTTTTTTTCGAACGCAGTCAAAATTAAATATAATCATGGGTAAGATCCAAAACAGCTTGTTCATCAGTATAAACTCCGAGGTTCGATGTGAAAGAATATTTAGGTTTAGGCGTTGTCTTTCAAGCGGTTGATCAGGGTTTAGCGCGTTCAATTAAATTCACATCAAATGAATTAGGGGGATTGAATAACAATCTAGAAAAAACACAAAAGACTTCAGAAAATAAGCAGAAAAAAGGCGGAGTTTTAAACGGTCTACATGAAGGCATAAAGCTCCTTTCGATAAGCCATATAGGCAATACTCTAAGTGATATACGCGAATCTATTGAGGGAACCGGATCAAGTATAAATGACACATTCAAGAAACTTGATACCCTACAGACTAAAATGACCTTTACCTTCGGAGAAAAACAAGCACAAAATTTAAACAGCGCTCTGATGAGTAGTATGACTCAATTTGGCCTTATCGGTGATGAGATAGAAAACATTGCTCACGGTATGGTTGGTTTTGGTCGCTCGGTTGATGAAATCCGAGGTTCCATGCCCATGATAGGAACGCTGGTTGGTAAGCTTGGGCTTGATTCTCAAAAGGTAACTGATATGTATGCGCAAGGACTAGCAAGTCTTCGCGCTACTCCAAAAGCGCTAGACGGGGTTATCAAAGAAGTTGTCGGTATCCAAAAGGCTTATAATTTGACTGATCAAGTTTCTCAACTTCCAGAAATCTTCGATGCCGTTACTAAAAATTCTGCAATGTTCGGCAAAGTAAATACACAAACCGCACTTAACACAGTGAGATCTATTTCAGGTCTTTCAGCGGTATTTCAAAAAGTCGGTATGTCTCAGCAAGGTGCTCTTAAAGCTGCGACAGGTTTTTCTGATAAGCTTTCAAGCCTCAAGCGGTCTGTTTCTGATATGAGAGCTGGACTCGATCCATTAGATCAGGATTTATATGAAGCGGCTAGAACATTTACGATGATGGGAATATCTGGAAATGATGCTTTTGAAAAGATCTTCAAAGGCGCTGATGATCCTATGGCTTTAGCTAAGGAGTTGAATTCTAAGTTTTTACAACTATCGAAATCACAGCAAGACATAGTGTCTGCAAGGTTTAGACGGGTTTTTGGCGATGAAGCTACTAATATGCTTGCATCCTATGGTGACAAGGCCAAAGAGGCTTTTTCAATTGACAAGAAAAAACCTGAAACTCAGAAAAAAGCAGACAATGAAAAAGTATTTAACGATTTAGCAAAAAGCATGAGTGGAACCTTTGCTGTTCAAGAAAAGTTGACTGATGCTAGTAAACAATATTTTGAATTGGTTACTCAATTCGCTAATAAGTCTTCAGCGATAGAAGCTTTAAACGCGCAAAGAAATGCTTGGAATTCTCTAACAAAATCTGTAGCAGATAGCGATTCTATTCTTGGCAGTGTAATAAAGAAATTAGCATTATTTAAAGACTTTGGTCTTGGCGGTATCCTTCCAATGCTAGCTCCGCTTGGGGTTTTCGCGAATCTTTTAGCAACATTGATCATTCCACTAACTTCTTTAATCGGTCTTATAACTATATTGAAAGCTCCGTTCACGTTGTTTCAAAAATTATTGTCTAGTTCAAATCCAATAATAAAGTTCATGTTGAAGCCAATTGAGTTACTAAAATCAGGTATTATTTCTCTTATTAGATTAGCGTTTACTCCACTAATGGCTAGCCTGAGAGCTTTAACATTAGCATTTGCTGTTACTCCAATTGGTCCTATGGTTGCTGGTGTTCTAGCGCTAGGCGCAGCACTGGCAGGAATTATTTACTACTGGGATGACATTAAAAAAGGCGCTAGTGCAGCATTTACATGGATTACAGAAAGTCTTGGAAAAGTAGCTGATTCAATAGCTGAATTTTTTGGTGTTGAATCAGTTTGGAAATCATTTAAGGATGGTTTTTCTGATGCAATGAATTGGATTATTAAAGTTTGGACTGAATTTAAACAAAAATATTTAGATTTTGGCATATCAGGTGTTTTAGGCAAACTAGGTGATGCTTTAGGTATAGGTATATCTGAAACAAAACAAGTTGTTTCCCCGACAAGTAATGCTTTAGGTCTTGATACATCTGAAACAAAACAAGTTGTTTCCCCGACAAGTAATACTTTAGGTCTAGGCGCATCTGAAACAAAACAAGTTGTTTCCACGGTATCTCAAGAAATGCCTACGATGACAACAATGCAGCAGCAGCCAGGGGTTGTAGCATCGCCTTCGTTTACTGATTACTCAAAAGTAACTCGTGAAACATCCTCTGATCCTAATATTCAAGCTTTGATTAATGAGGTAAGCAGGCTACAAGAGATCATGGCAAAGGTTGGCGAGGCTATAACGAATAGACCGCTAGTTGTTCAAATCGAAGGTGACGTTAAGAAATTATTTAGAGCTATATCTGCTGAACAAAAGAATCAACTCGGTAGCAGAATGGCAGGGGGAGCATTTTAATGGCTGTTAAAATAAATAAAAACACTTGGCTCAATCTCGCTGATTATTTACTTGCCGATGATGATGCTGTTTCAGGCGATGTAAGTTTTTGGGATACGCCTGACTTTCAGGAACTAATTCCACAAGATCAAGATGTTTTTGTTGAAGTTGATCAAAGATATGTGGGTAGATTAGATCTTGTGGCTTGGGATTATTATCGCGATCCAGACTTATGGTGGGTTATTGCTCTAGCGAATAATATAGATTTAATTCCAACGGACGTAAGATTAGGCATGTCTTTAAGGATACCAGTAAAAACATATGTTGATTCTTTCATAACTAAAGGCGGTCGAATCATATGACATTGAGTTTTAATGGTGGGATACATGAAGTTATTATTTATAAGGAAGGTCAAGAGTTTAATAAAACAAACTTGCCTTATTTTTTTAATTCTATAATTGCAACATCAGTAAAATTTGGAAATGCTTACTTAGGTGAAATAGAAGTTCAATTGAGTCCAACAATTACGGATGCATTTAAAATCATAGAATCAGGCATCTTAGGTTTAGGCTATAGCGATGCAGGTCAACTGCCTACAACTTTAAGCTCAAGCAACACTGTTTCTGCTGTTTCATTAAATGACAAACTAAGCAGTCCAAAAGTAATTACTCAAGATGAACTATTGAATTCAGTAAATCCTGTTATTGCTATCCGTTATCTTTATCCAAATCAAACTGATAACGATGGAACGGAAGCATCAACTCCATTTTTTGTAGGTATTTTGAATTTTCCTGTAATAAATATGACAGCAACAGAAATTAGCATAACCTTAAAAGCTGGAAGTACCGCTATACTTCCATCTAAAATCATAGCTACCACTAGTTTTTCAGATGTTTCTATTTATGACGCTATTGATACGATTATAAAACCATTTGGATATCAGATCACATTTGATGAAGATGATGATGAAACTGAATCTATTTTAGATTCTAATTATTACAAGGGCACGTTATCTGAGCCAGTAATGGCAACAGTTAAATCAATGCTTTTAAGTGTTGATTGTTATTTTCAAGTTATTTCAAATAATGAGTTAAGAGTTAGATCTAGAAAAAGTTTGAGTCAAAGCGATATTGATTTCACGTTTGTTATGTATCGACAAATTGATCCTTTGAATAACATAATTCCAATCTATGATTTTTCAACACAAACCAATGGCGCTTTATTTCTTCCAGGCGGTGTCTTTGGCGGTAAACAAAGTGGTGTTGATGCTGACTCAAAAGAAATTAAATCAACTAAAATTGATGATAAGAGTGATAAAGCTAAAGCTTTAACTGGAAATAGTTCTGGCCTATATCGATTACCAGGAGATTCTGGATCCGGTTCATCGGTAAATTCATCGACTGGAATTAATCAAAACAATCCGAAGGTAGAATTATCTGGATCTCAAAGACCGATCATCAAACGAGGCACATCTTCAAACGCTGCTGAAATTGATGCAAAGAATCTTTCTGATGGCACATTAGGCTTGGTTTATCATCTTGTCGTTCCAGGCTTGCCAAAGTTGAGAGCTATTCGATTA